CACAACTCACAGAGTAACAGATTCACATGGTTCAAACGATGGGACTTTAACATAATGGCTGCTACTATACAAACAATTGAAAAACCAACAAGAGCCAGAGCATTAGATACCTCTGGTAACAATAATCACGGACAAATATATTCAGGTAGAGCATTAGAGTTTGATGGGGTTACTGATTATTTAGATGCAGGAGTTACAGTTGCTACTTTAGGTATAACTAATAATGTTACAGTTGCTTGTTGGATAAATTCAGCCGACCTTGCAGCAAGTAGTAATGCTTTTGTATGGAATTTCTATACATCAACAAGCGATGGATTTGGTGTTAAATTTAGTAGTTCTACATTTAAAATTATAAATGATATTGACAATGCAGATTCCAATCTTTATACAACAACTTTACAACTTAATACTTGGTATAGAGTGATAGTTGTTTTAGATAATTTAGAAGCAAAATTATATATAAATGGAGTATTATCAGGAAGTGGAACAAGCGTAGCAGATGGATTAGATTCTTATACCTCTAATATTTATCTAGGAAATAGAAAAGGCTCAGGTGGTACTGCTTATTATAAAGGGATGATGTCAGATTTTCAAGTATGGGATGCAGTATTTACAGCAGCTGATGCATTATATGACTACAATAATCCAGAACAATTAGTTTTAAATAGAGGTGGTACATCATTAACAAACTCTAATCTTAAGCTATGGTATCCAATGAATGATGGGCATAGAGGACAACAATCATATATACTTGATGCTTCAAATACAGGGTTGGGTGATGAGATGACTACCAATGGAGATTTATCTTCAGGTGATTTAACAGGATGGACACATCATGGAACTTATCAATTTGATACTGTTGAATATGATAATGGTAGTATTCATGTAGTATCTAATGGAACTGATGAAGGTGGTGGTTATCAAAGTGTAATAAATACTGTAAATACACCTCTTATTGAAGGTGTAACCTATAAAATATCTTATGATATAACTGTCAATAGTGGCTCTATGAGAATAAATGTGATGAATGGACCAGTAGCAAATCAAGTTGGGTATTCTGTCACACACTCATCTACAGAAAGTGTAACTTCTTATTTTGTAGCTAATAGTAATTCAGGTAGCACAACAGCCACTCATGGAGTTGAAATATATACTCCAATAGGAACAGCAGCTGATATTAATTTAGATAATGTATCTCTTAAACCTGTAAATAACAAAAATCATGCAACAACTGTATTTCATGGTGATATGAGTGATTTATTGACAGCTGGACAAAAAACATTTTTTGGTGATGCTCTTGATGATAATGATAATTTGTTTGATTTTGCAGGAAATAACGGTGATGCTGGTACTACATTAATAGATAGTAATGGGTTTACAATTACTAATGCTCATGCTGTGACTGGCTTCTATATAGCAGGAAATCATGGTAGGCTTACTAATAATGCTTCTGCACAAGCACTTGCAACGCTTCCTATAGCAACAGTTGCTGGGAGAACTTACCAAGTATTTTACGATGTTGCAGAAGGAAGTAGTAATATAAATGTTTCTTTAGGTTCAAGTGCAGCTTATAATAGCTCTAATGCTTCTGCAAATCAAAATGATGGTACTGGAAAATCTCTTGCAACTGCTTATACCGCTGATGATGCAACATCATTTTTAGCATTACAACTTACTAGTTCAACCAATACACATTATTGTGATGTGGATAATTTAAAGATAGTTGAAGTAGGCTTAGCAACAGGCTGGACAGATGCAGACCAACAACTTGATATACCACAAACAGCATTACAATCTTATAATCAATTGGCTTGGTTTGATGGATATGCTTCAGATACAGCTGCTGAATTAGATAGCACTTTTTATTTTGAAGTTGGACAAACTATAAATATGTGGGTATTTCCAAATTCTATTACTATATATGATTCTATATTTGGAGCAAGAGAAACTGAGAATTACGTGAGGTATCAAAAAAATTCTGGTTCCTTTGTATCAACTAATGAACTTGTTCAATTTGAACCAGAGAATAATACCGCTTATAGTATCACTGCTACTTCTGGAGGTACATTAGAAATAGGAAAATGGGGAATGTATACATTTATATGGAATGCAGATAGAACTATAGATTTCTATGTTAATGGACTAAAAATAGGAGAATCTTCAGCTACTGCAGACACTACTGATGGTAAAAGATTAAAAGTAGGTCACTTTGGTGCTGGATATGGAACATCTTCTTTGCCATTTGAAGGAGCAATGACTGAAATATCTCATTATACAGATATATTAACAGAATCTGAAATAAATGATTTATATAATGATGGTAAAGCCAAATCAGCTTTAGAAGCATCAGGTAGTGGTGGTTTGTCTTTATATTTAAGGAATAGTGGTTTATCTGAATGGAAAGATTTAAAAGGTAGTAATGATGCAAATGTAGATTCAACAGAAACAATGCTAATCACAGCAGGAGTAGATGGTTCAAGAGATTCTCAAGGATTTCTAATGAATAGACAAAAGATTGTTAATAGTTTAAATACAAATGAAGAGTCTTATACTTCTGTAGATATTAATTACATATTTGGAACAGCTGATTTTAGTTATGGATTTTGGTTTAAATTAGAAGACACTGAAAATGGATATTTGGCTGGGGTTCAATCTATAGGGAATAGTACAGGAGTAGGTTTAACTATTGATGCTGGTAATGGTAAAATAAGGTCAAGACCATTTGGTGTTACAGCTGTATATACATCAGCAGCTTATGATGACGGAGAATGGCATTATGCTCATCATAATATAGATAGAAGTGCTAATGCTATTTTATATATAGATGGAGCAACAGCAGTATTAACACAAGATATATCAGGAGTTACAGGAAACTCTTTATCTACAAATAAATGGCATATTGGAGCAGAAGTAGGAACTAGTGGTTTTCTAGCTGGAGAAATTGATGATTTAATTGTATATACCGATATATTAACAACAGCAGAAATAACAAGAAATTATAACGCAGGTAAAAGGAGTCACAGATAATGGCACATTATGAAATGTATTTTTGTCTACCAAGCAGTGCATATGATAGTGCTGTTGGTACCAAAATAAAAGAACTATATCCAATAGTAGAATCAGTAGATGAGGATAATAATATTACTTATAAATCATCCCCTACTTGGAATGATATTATATTTGCAGGTAAGGTAGGAGCTCCAAGATATTCACATGATAAAGCGTATTGTATTATCAAAGGTGAATGGTCTATGAAAGATGGAGTATTATCAGAGCTTATAGCATTAGGAGCTAGTAAAGCATATCCTAATTTTAGTGTATTAACTAAGTCAGAAGCGCAAGTTTTAGCTGCTAGTGATACATTTGTAAGTGAGGGATAATTATATTAAATTAAAGGTAATTTATGAAAAGAAATAGAACATACTATTGTAACTCTTGTAAAAAATGCATAGACTTTAAAGCTAATGATGACTATATATGTAAATGTGGATATGTATTTGGAACAAAAATTAATATATCAGATGGTATTAATATGAGATATAATAAATTTAGCAGTCAAACAAAAGTAGAATTTAGTCAAACAACAATTGACCAAGATATTGCAGATAGGAATAGATAATGGCAAAAAGTATGACAGTACAAAATATTATTGATGGTGTTGATGAATCAATTGGAGCTAAATCTGATTCATATATGTTAAGATTAGTAAACGATGCTTTGCTTGATATATCAGAAAAAAAACAACATTATACTAAAGAAGTAACAACTGATTTAAAAACAAAACAAAGATGGTATACATTATCTGATGATATGATTGATATATTAAAAGTTGAAGTATTAGATTCAAATAATAGATATGTAATGATACCTAAATTAGCTGACCCTCATAGAATATTAAAAGCTGATACAGATTCTAATTCAACACCAGAAACATTTACAGATTCTAGTGGTGCAGATGATTCATTAACGTAAGGATGTATTATGGCAACAAATAAAAGAACATATCCAAATGATTACTTTGTTTATTACAATGATGATAATAGGCTTGCAATATTATGTGAAGACACAGCATCTTCATCATCTGAAAGAACAAAAGAAAAATATGATACATATCAAGGTTCTGGTAATTTAAGTGGTACAATAAGTGACGCAGACTGTTCAGGTACTACAATAACATTTACGTGCAGTGCAGACCATGGTCTTGCTACAGGAGATAGAGTGAGTATATCTGGCACAACAAATTTTAATGATGATAATTTAGCTAGCCAAGCTGTTACTGTATCAAATGTAAATACTTTTACAATGACACGCTCATCTAGTAGTTCAGCTACAAATGAAACAGGGACTTTTTCATCATTGTTTGTTGATAATGGAATTAGAATAACATATCATTCTAAATACGAAGAAGCTACAGCAACAGGTAATAATTTACAAAGTGATTTAGGTTTAGACAGTGCTCTTCATAATGCAGTTGCATGCTATGTAAAAGCAAGACTATATGAAGATGATGAAGATTTTCAATTTGCAGATTACTATAGAAAAATGTATGAAATGAAAATTAAAAAATTTAGAAGCAGAAGGTCTGCAGTAAGAGTATTATCAGTTCCAAAATTATAAAGGAATAATATGAAAACTTTGAAAAAGAAGTTAAGCGGTAAGTAGTTTTTTGAAATAAATTGAGGTTAGAATGGCAAAATTAAACAAAGGAATTGTTAATAGAGCAGTAGTTACTCCTGATAAACATTTTCCTTTTCATTGCAAAAAAGCAATAAATATAGTGTGTCAAGTTATTGAAATAGTTAAACCTACAATATACGTAGATTTAGGTGACACAGGCGAATGGGAACATTTCAGTAATCATTACTGGAAAGGTAGAAATAAAAAAACAATGGAAGACTTAATTCCTTTGTTAGATAAAGATGTCAAAGATGTAAATAAAGGAATGGACATAATTGATAAATCTTTAGATAAAGTTGAATGTAAAATTCGACATTTTGTTCAAGGTAATCATGAAGTATGGTTGGACAATTTTGTAGTAAGATACCCTTATCTTAGCCATTATGAAACTCAAAATGCATTAAGAATAAAAGAACGTGGATATAAATATCATCCTTATCATAGAAGAAAACTTTTAAGAATAGGAAAATTAAATTTTACACACGGACATAAAACTGGAATGCATCATGCAAAAGCACATCTCAGCTCTTATAAAGACAATATTATGTATGGACATACACATGACCTACAAAGATATACTGATACTGGAGTTAAAGGAACAATGAGTGGCTACAGCATGGGATGTTTAAAAGACATTAAAAAAGATGAAGATTGGTTAAGAGGTAATTTAACTAACTGGAATCACGCATTGGCTATAATAGATTTTTTTAAAAATGGAGACCATATAGTTCATGTTTTAGAAATAATTGATGGAAAGACTTCTTTATGGGGTCAGTATCTTGATGGTAATAAATAATGGAGAATAATGGAAAAAGAAACAATAGAACATCTGATAGGGGAATATGGATGGATGATAATAGGAGCATTTATCTTTCTATTGGGAAAAAGCACCATCGAATCTGCAATAGAAGGTTTAAAAACTATGGCTGGAAACGACCTCAATGTAGACGATACAATAATTTTAAATGGCAGACCTGCACGTATAACAAGAATATCATTATGGAAAACTACAGTATTTGTTTATGATGTTGGATGTGATGCAGATGGAAAACCATATATTAAAGGCGGAAATAAATTGTCAATACAAAACATTAAATTAAAAGACCATACAATAGAAAAGCCATTACCAATGCTTGACTTAAAAAAATGGGATAATTGCAAGGAGAAAAAATGAAGGACACATTAAGGGTTTTAAGTACTTACCCTGAGATAGGTATAAGCACAAGCTTTTTATCAACAGTAATAGGCATTCTAAACGTTTTAAACCCTATATTAACATTTGTATCATTAAGCTTTGCTATAATATTAGCTTTAATGACGTTTTATGCTAAGATTAAAGGCTAGTAATGATTGGTTTAGGCTATTTCATATTAGGTTTTGTGATAGTCTTTGTTGGAGGATTATGGTGGTTAGGAAAATGGGAAATATTTGAGATGTATATAGATGATGATGAAGATTGGGAATTTTAAATGATAGGACAAAAATTTATAATAAATATAATTATTAAGCAAGTAATGAAAGCTATTAAAAAAGCTTCTGATAAAGAAATTGCTAGTAATCATGAAAAAAGAATTAAAGCCTTAGAAAAAAACTCACACCCTAAAGTTGATTTAGTATGTACAGGTTGTGGTTGTAAAGCTAAAAGAAAAACAAAAAAAGGAGAAAAATAATGATGTCATTTATTACAGCTAATTGGGAATATGTTTTATTAGCCCTATATGTAGTGGAAAAAGTAATTAAATTAAGTCCATCTAAAAAAGATGATTTAGTTTGGGACATGGTATTAAAACCTATTGTTGATAAAATAAAAGGTAAGTAGTGGCAAAACAAGTTCTTGAGATAAAAGATTTTTCTGGAGGTCTTAATTGTTCTTCTGATGCAAGAGACATACAGTTTAATGAATTTTCACAATTGTGGAATATAAGCCCATCTCAAACAGGTATATTAAAAATAGGAGGTTCTCTTGTTCAATATATTGATAATATTCCTCATAATAGTGCAAATTATCAAGAAGGATATGGATTGTTTGCAACTTCAATTGATTCAACTCCAAGCATATTAGATTCAGAATTTGAAACTGGTTTTGAAGAAGGTACTGTAGCTTCTTATACAGCTACTCAAATTGTAATTACTTTAGCTACTTTACCTTCGTTTCAATCTGTTGTTGACCATAACACTGATAATTTTTATAGAAATATGACTATTTTAATATATTCAGGAAATGGTATTGGGCAATGTAGAAGAATTGTAGGTTATGCAGGAGATACAAAAATAGCTACAATAACGGATGCTTTTTCTAGCAGCTCTCCTCATTCGGCTGTTCCAAATAGTTCATCAAAATATAAAATATTTAGAATTGCTGGAGATAATACAAAGTTTGGTAATGCAAATGAACTTGATTATATTGATAAAGGAGGTTCAGATTTTCCTTATGATGATACAGAATCTCATGATACAGATTATGAAAATTCTTATTTTTTAAGAACTCAATCAGGAACTATATCAGATGGAGCATCATTAGACCTTGGTTTTGTTATGTATAATCCAAAATCACATCTTTGGGCTGCTGGAGATGCATTATCAACTGATGATACTAATAAGGGTAATAATGTTTTAAAATCTGGAATTAGATATACTTTATCATTTTGGTGTAAAGCTAAATATCGTTATTATGGTTATGTATCTGATAATGATAATTCTGCAAATCAAAGAGGAGAAAGAGTTCCTTTTGTGCAAATATATTCTGATAGTGTAACAGATGGAACAAACACAGGTTTATATTTATTTCAATCATCAAATGGCCTAACATTTCAATCAGGGTCTGATTCAACATACAATTATGCTGATAATTTAACAAATGAACATGTTAAAAATGGGGACTTTGAAGATGGCGCAGCTACAGACGGAGATGGTGGATATAATAATACGTATGACCCTCCAGAAAATTGGATGGCTTATGATGGATTTGCTCATAATACAAATAACACAATTACATACACTTTTGAAACTGGAAGTAATGCATATGGAAGCGAAGGGAACACATTAAATATGAATCCTGGAAGTGCATTTGCATTAGACCAGAACAATGTTGGTGGCATACCAAATTGTTATTTATATCAAGATTTAACATTAGAAGATAACCAATGGTATGAATTATCATATATTTATTCAACTTCTACAGCTGCTCCTTTATTAAGTTCAATTGTTGATACATTTAATTTAACAAGTACAGGAATTGTTAGTAACGAAGGTACATTAGCTGCTACTGACGGAGATGCAGTATTGACTGTTGATGGTACTACCGCAACTGATGCTCTTGTAAAAAATAGAGAAATATACACATCTACTGGGGTATTTTTAGGTGTATGCACAACAGTAAATAGTGGAACTGAAATTAGATTTGCAGCAGGAACAGCAGCTGCTATAGATAATGATACAACTTTATATGTTGCTAATTATATAAATAAATGGGAAGATAATTTAATGGTTCCTACAGGAGGTATTACAACATATTTTCATGGAGGAGCAGAAGGTAAAGCAAACAGAAGAATTCCTTTAAGATTTTTTGTTCCTGATAATAGTGGAACTCCAAGAGTTATAAGAATAGCTTTTGCTCCGTTTAATGCATCTCAAGATATAAGATTAGATGGAGTTTCTGTAAAAAAATCATTACCTGATTTAGTTTCTATATCTAATAATACAAAATTAGGAACTTACGCTCAAGGCAATCCTTATAGTTCTGAAGTTCAATCTTGGAATAAATATGAAATAACATTTAAAATACCTGGTGAATATGATAATGCAACTGATTGGGTTATTAATTTAAATGCAGGTTCTTTTGGATTTCAAAATGGTGCAGATAATTCATACAATAATCAAGCAGTATATTTTGATACATTAAGAATAGAAACAAGTGATTTAGGCGGTAATTTAATATTTTTAAATGATAACACAGCAACAGAGTCTAAAATTAATATATACTCTGAAGAAGATAATAAATGGCAAGAAAACACTGGATTAACATGGTCTGGTTTAAATATGCAACCTGTATATAATTATATAAATGGAATGTTAAAAATATCAGATGCTAATTTTGAATCTGGCAATACAAGTAAACTTTTTTATTATCATAATTTTAAACATTTAGTTAGAGAAAATCCTTTATCATTACCACCATCATTAGAAGTTAGTGCAAATGCTAATCCAATGGAGACTAATAGCCAATATCAATCTGTTAACTACATTAATGAACATTCCTATTTAAATGGACATCAGTGGTATGGTGTTACTCCTACTGAAACAAACTGGGATTTAGATAAAATAGATAAAAATAATGGTAGAGTTATATGGTATTGGAGTGTTGGAAATTACGGAACAGATACAGATTTAGAAACACAAGAAAACGTATTAAAAGATGCAGGGGGAACTGAATTAACACAAGTACATTATAGCGAATCTAAAACAAATCCAATGTATTTTACTTGGTGTGGTCAACACGGTGGCTCTGGCAATGATATAGACAATGATGATATGCATACTCAAATAAGTTCAGTAAGCACTGGAAGTATTTCACAAATAAAATTTGAATTTACTTATGAATTTCAAGGAGGTTCTCATGCAACTACTAATGTTTATTCTTTTAATCAATCTACCAATTTTCTTATTAATATGAATCCTCCAATTTTTCATATTACTGCTGGTAAAAGAGCTTCTACAGCAACAGATGTATTTGGTTCTGGGTCTATTGTTACTGATGACCATAAAAAACAATTATCTATAGGAACTACTACTTTTGTAGCTATGGAAAATTCAAAAAAAGCAATTATATATACTGATTCTAATTATACAGATTTATATGATATAGAATCTGAAAGAACAGAAGGAAAAAATTGGAATGAATCAACAATGTGGCCAATTAGTACAGTCACTAATGGAGATATAGATGGTAACAAAGCAAAAACAAGTGAAAAAACATTTTATGGAACAATTGCATTTGAAGATGGAGATATTGAAATTACTGATGATATTATATTTGAAGTTCGCATAGAATATCCTGAAAATAATGAAGGTTATACTCTTCAAAATGCTTTAGCTAGAAATTATAATATATCTAGTAGTTCTGGTAGTTTTTATGATTGGAATTTTCCAAGATGGGAAAAAATTAAATTTTCTAGTATATTGACTTCTTTTAGAAGTACAAGTTGGACAGCATTAACTGATGGTTTTTCTAGTTCAAATGCTACTAAAACAAAAACTAATTTTACATTTGGAACACCATCAGGAGCAACAGCGTTTGGATGGGGAGAAAGAATGTTTTCAACTGGTGTATCTTCTGTTAATATTTTTGACGAAGAATCAAACATAGAAGTTAACAGTGAAATAATAGGTTCTACATTTTCTAATAATGTTGAAACATCTGCATCTAATATAGGAGCTGGTCAATGCCCAGATGTAAGTGTGTACGTTGGAATGGATGTTTTTAATGATGATTATAGAAAAAAATTAAAATATTATATGAAAGATACAACATCTGATATTTGGTATTTGCAATTTTATATTGATTTAGAAAAAAACATAATATATTCAACAACCTCTAATTTTAAAGCAGTAGGTATTAGAAGTGATATTAATAGATGTTATCAATATTTTATACCTAAAGAAAATATATTAAATTATAATGAAGTTGATAGCTATGAATCTCAAACATTAATATCTCAAGATTTAAAAGCAAGTGAGCTTATTTGTGATTATAAAACATCTGTTGTTGCTAATAGTAGAATGTATGTTGGTAATGTAAAACAAGATGGTATTCATTATCCTGATAGAATTTTAAAATCACCTATTGGAAAATATAATATATTACCTAAGTCTAATTTTATTGATGTTGCAATTAATGATGGAGATGAAATAACAGCATTAGAATATTATAAAGATAAATTACTACAATTTAAAAAGAGAAAAGTATTTGTAATTAATACATCAGGCGATTATGAATTTTTAGAAGATACGTTTGATAATGTTGGTGTTCAAGCTCCGTATCAAGTATGCAAAACTCCATATGGAATTGTTTGGGCAAATCAATCAGGGGTGCATGTATATGATGGAAATCAAATTTTTAATTTAATTGATGGTAAATTACCTAATAATGAAAAAGATGCTTTAATTAGCGAGAATTATTGGTCAATAGAAGATAAAAGTTTAAATTCTTTTCCAAGAGTGCCTTTAGTTGGCTATAATCCAAAAGAAAAAGAGATTATTATTAAAGCAGGAATAAAAGGAAAAACATCTGGTTCAGCATTAACTAAACCTGATGGATATGTTTATAGCTTTAAATCAAAATCTTGGTATATGACTCATAAAACTTTTCAAGGTATATCTAAAAATACATTTAATGCAGCATTAAGTAATTTTGTTAATAATTCTGAAGGAGAACTTATATCTTATGTTTATCAAATTTCAGATACACATAATGTAAACAATATTTTAAAATGGCAAACATCTGAAGGAAACGATGAAAGTATATCTACTCAAAAAGGATTAACTGGAGATAGCAAAAATCCAAGATTAATTTATATAACTACAGCAGATTTTGCATTTAACAATATAGCAGCAAGAAAAAAAGTATATAAAATTTATATTACTTACAAATCAACAAATTCTTCAGGTTCTTCTGTTGATTCTGAAATATTAATAAAATATGCTGTAAATGGAACAGGTACTTTTAGTGGAACTTTTAAAGATAGTAGTACTAATTATGCATCAACAACAGGATTAACTGGTTCTACATCTTGGACAACAGCTATATTAAAACCATCTGCATCTATAAATAATATATATTCAATACAATTACAGTTTACAAAACTCAATCCAATTATTACTGATTTTGCAGCAACAGGATTCCAAATAAATGACATATCAATTATATACAGAGAAAAACCTGTTAAATAATGGCTAATTTACTTCATAGCAAAGGTTCAAGAACTCAAATATATAAAACACTTCCATCTAATGATGTTGGTAATGATGGTGATATTGTATTATCTCAAATACAAGGTAGGGGAGTATATCTTTGTTCTAAAGTTAATGGCAGATGGCACGTGTCTTCTAAAATGGAAGAATTACGTAAAATTGAAAATACATCAACAAAAGATTTAACAACAAATAAATTAAGAGTTTTAGACAATTTAGCTGTAGGTAGGGGTACTACTACAATAACAAAAGATGAGGCTAAATTTACCTCTTCTTTAAAGATTAAAGAGGCATCTAATGCAATATCTGATACAGTAGAATATGGACAATTATGGGTTAAGACTGCAACACCAAATGAATTATATTTTACAACAGACGCAGGCAATGATATACAATTAACATCAGGAACATCTGTAGCAGGAGGTTCAAGCACAACATTTAGATTTTTAATAAATGCAGGATTTAATGGTGGTTATAATGAAGACCAAATTTGGATACCATTAAGTGCAAGGGACTTGGAAAGAAGTATTACACAAACAGGTATGAATGAACTTCTTGCTTTTACTCCACCTTATGATGGGTATTTAAATCAAATTGTATTTAGAAGTGAAGAAGCCTGTGGTTCAACAGTAGTTGGATTACATAGGTCAGCAACAGGAACAGAGATACCTAATCAAACAGCAAGCAATACTGTAACTGTTGATATGACAACAGATGACACACCATATAAGTTTGCTTTTGGTTCAAGTGCAAGTTTTAATGCTGGTGAAATATTGGGCATTTCAATGAATCCTACTAATGACCCTAATGATACAGTCTTTACAGTAGAATTTATTTTAGATAGTTCATCAGGTTTGTAAAATTAGGTAATTTGTATATGAAGCAAAAAAGTAATATATTTAACAGTAAAATTTTAAAAGAAAAGGACTAATTATGGCTTCACCATATCAAACAGCAAGAATATCATCAAACTTAAGCGACTTATTACAAACAAGTAGGTTAAGAGGTCAAGAAGCTCAAAGAAATACAGGTCAAAAAATGAGTGAAATGCAAGATGAGTTTGAAAAAGAAATAGAAGAATTACAAAGAAAAGCACAAAAAAAAGCAGGAAAAAATAAAGGATTATTTAAAGGTTTAAATATATTATCATCCTTTTTACCTCTTGGTTCTGGTGCAGCTCTTAAAGGTTTAACGGGATTAGCACAGGGACAACAACAAAAAAAAGGTGCTGAAATGCTTCTTGATAAGAATATGAAAGAAAAATATGGTGGAACTTTTCTTAAAAGTGGAATGAAAAATTATTGGGAACAAGCAGAAGATTCACAGTTATCAAGTGGTGATGTTTTAAGGGGCGGTATTGGTGCTGGAATGAGTGGTTATGCATCATCAAAATTGTTTGGTGGAGAAGAAGGATTATTTAATAAAATGTTTAAAAAACCACAAGATATTTTAGAAACAAGTGCAGATGTTGGTGGTGTAGGAATAAAAGCTCCAGATTTATTAGGAGATTCCACAGCTACTGAAATGTGGCAAGGAGCAGGAGAATTAGGAGAAAATTCTTTTGGTATAGGCGGTGCAAGAGTTCAAGCTCCAGATTTATTAAGTGGTAATAATATTCAAGGATTAGGCAGTTCTATGGGAATTAAGCGTGATTTAATTTCAAATCCAATAGGTAAAATAATAAGTGGAGGACAAGCAACTCCAATAAAAACATTATTAGAACAATTACAATCTTTTGGTAGTACAGAAGGAGTTAACAATGAAATGCAAAAAAATCTAATGTTGCCAATGTTATTGCAACAATTATTTGGAGGACAATAAAATGGGTGGTTTTCAACAAAGTATACTAGATTCATTACAAAACATGGGATTTAGTCCAATGTCATTTAGTAATATATCAAATTTAAATCCAGAACAAATTGCATCAACTTTTCAAAACCAATATGGTTTGACTGCAGAAAATTTACCTGCTTCAATGTTTCAAGGAATATCTCCTGAAATGTTACAAGGAGCAAGTTATTCAACTTATGCACCTCAAATACAAGCACAAGGACAATCAATGCTACCTAAGTTATATCAAAGTCTTGGTGGACAAGCAGCACAACAAGCAAAGGGCGGTTTTGCAGGCAGTTCAGCGTTTGGCAAACAACAAGCAGGTGCAAGAGATGTTTATGGTAAATCAATGACAGATGTATTAGCTAATGTAAGAGGACAACAATCTCAAGGAATGGGAATGATTTCTGATTTAATTAATCAATGGAATCAAACAGCACAACGTATTAAAGGATATTAATCTATGGCAATAAAAGGATTTGAGAAAAAAGACCCAATGGCTGGGTTAAATCAACTGATGCAATTAATGAACCAAATGAATCAGGTGCAAGACAGACAAAAAGAATCAGTTAGCACAAGTTTAAGTTCTATATTGGAAGCATCAAAATATGCTACTAACGAAAATACAATGAACAATGTTATTAATCAATATGAATCTATGGCTTCTGATTCTTCTCAATTTCAAGAAACAAATACTCAATATAATTTAATTGGTAACATATTAAAAGATAGAAACGCACAAATCAATCAATATACACGTTCTGTAAATGATGCTGAAAAAATAATAAATGGTGCTGATTTTTTAGATAAAGAATCAGAGTTTGTTGATTTGCATGCAAATGTTATGTCAATGAAAGATGACGATGGCAATCAAAAATACGAAAGTGTAATGGAATGGGTTTCACAAGAATATGCAAGAATTGAATCAATTGGTATGAATTTAGTTGAAGGAAAAAAATTAGGATTAAAAAGAGGAAAAGGTATTGATGATTCTAATATTACTTCAAAAATAGGAGCTTATCAAAAAAGGCTTAATGTTGCATTGGAAGCTTTAATTGGTGATAATACAATAACACCAGAAGAAGCTAATTTAATAATAATGGGTGATAGAGATACATTTAAACAAGCAAGAAATACAAAAGTAAATGAATCAAAATCTGGAATTAAAATGTATGATAGTTTAATTCAAGGTCTTGAAAAAAATAATAGTAAAGATGAAATTACAAATCTTTTATTTAGTTCAGGTCTTAATGAAGCAGATATAAACGATACTATTAATAAAGCTGAAAGTGATGGTTATTTTAGCGCAGATTTAGATGAAGCAAAAATGTTAAAAGATAATTACATATTAGAAAGAAACAGATTAATTGATACTTATAAGTCTTGGTCTGGCACTGATTATATTGGGCAATTTAAAACATCAGAACAAATTGGAGCTGAAGCATTAGGAGATGCTGCTGATAATATGGAAGAAGAAATGTCACCATTAAACCCTGATTACAAAGAAAAAGATATAGATAAAGATAAAGATGGAGTACCAGATACGATAGATGTTGATGCTGGAACAGCAACAGATAAAACTGTTATTGTCCCAGAATCTGAAAAATCATTTTATGATAAAGAAACAATTGATGGACATAATCTTTTAGATGTAAAACAAAAAAAATATAGTTTAGTTCCTAGTAAAAATTATAGCAGAGCTGGAAAAAGAGAAATCAAAAATGTTGAAAACAGGTTAAAAGAAAAAAAAGAAATTTTAGATGGAACTGACAAAGCTTCATCTGCTATGAATAAATATTTAATGGGAGAATTAAATCAAAATCAAGCATTATTTGAAGGAGCATTTAGCGGTAAAAAATCAAGAAAAGAAGTCATTGGAGGAAGAAACAGAAAAAAACTTCGTAATTTTTATTTAAAGTTTCAAGAATTTAAAAAAACAGGTGGAAATATTAATAATTTTATCAATCAAAATCAAAAAGAATATTTTGAATTAACAAGAATTCTTAAATATGGAAAATATTGGAAAAAAGTAAATAAAAGTGTTTTAGATAAGCATTACATAAATTTATATGATTAATCCTCAAAAAGCAATAGAATGGTATAAAGGTACATATGGAGACAATAATCAATCTGATTATGATATATATGAATATTTAAAAAGAAAATATACACAATTTGACTATCCTGAAAATCCTTATCAAAATTTAAACGAACAAAAAACACCTAAATATGAAGAGCAAGACCCTTCTATGTGGCGAAAGTTATTAACTTACAATTTAGCTGATAATTTTGCAGAAGATAGTGAATGGGCGCAACAAGCTTATAATAAATCAACAGCTGGTACTATTTATGAAATAATGAATGGTAAAAAAAAATATGAAGATGCAGGTCAAGCTGAAGGTTGGTGGGATGAAATTGGACAATTTTTTGTTGGATTAGCATCTCCTGTTGATGTTGTATCTTTTTTTGGTAGTGGAGCTATTGGTGGTGCAGCAGCTAAATCAATAGGAAAGTCTACATTAAGAAAATGGGCTTTAACAGGTAGCCAAGAAATGATGAAAAAACAAGCTGCTAAAAAAGGTATTAGTCAACAATTTCATAAATATTTAGCTAGACAAGCAGGAATTGAATCTGGTCTTAGTCTTGGAATGCTTGGAGCAACTCATGGAACATTACATGAAACAGCAAAACAAAGCAGTGAAATAGCTAAAGGTGAAAGAGATTCTTTTAATCCTTGGGAAATATCTTATGCAGCTGCTAAACATGGAGCAAGTAATATAGCATTAGGTTCTGTTGCTGGATATTACACAAAAGGTATAATGGCTCCTAAATTTGCTAAAGCTCAAGCTGCTCAAGAAAAAAACTTTTCAAATAAATTAACACGTTTAACAATGAATCCAGTTGGACAAGTAGCGGCTGAAGCTTCTGTATTTACAACTGGTCAAGTATTGGAACAAGCTATTGCAGGACAACCAGTATCAGCGGATGATTTTTTATCTGGATTTTTTATGAACACAGGTATTGTTGGAGGAATGAGACTTTCTACAAAAGTTTTAAGACTTGGTCAAGATGATTTAAGTCGATATAAAAAAGCTAAAGACGAATTTATGAAAGAAGTTTATAAACCTGTCAATACAAATAAAAAAGTAAAAACACCTGACCAACAAACAAAAGAATCATTAGAATCTGTTGAAAAATCTTTAATAGAACAAGGAATATCTACTGAAGAAATATCAAGGAAAATAGCAGAAATAGATTTAAATAAAATAAAAAATACAGAAGGTGTTAAAGAATTACAAACTTCACTAAAAGAATATAATGAACTGTTAAAACAACTTGATAATAATAATCCATCAAAATTACCAAAAGAATCTCAAGCTAAATTAATCAAAGATATAGGCGGTTTACAGTCTATCCTACATTCAGTATACTCTGAGATGAAAAACAACAAAGAACTTGCATATCAAGCGTTTAAAGACCAAATTAAAACAAATTCAGATAAATTAGTTGTTGACAATATAATTAAAAACAGATTATCATCAATTGAAAAAGTTCATGAAGTAATGAATCTTTTAATGAATGGTGATAAAAATGGAATGTCTAAAGTAAAAGAAATGTATGCTGAAGGATTTGAATATAAAGTTAATAAAATTAAAGATGGAGTATCTCCTAATTTATACGAATTATCAATACAATCTCCAAGTGGTGAAATAGTTAAGATTCCTGGATTTAGTGGCAATTTTTCAAGTCAAGCAAATGCTATTAAAGCTGGAAATTCCATTAAAAAACAAATTACAGATATTATAAGTGGTAAGGCTGAACAAAAAGCTAAAGAAGTTAAATTAAAAGCTGAAGAAAGAAATATAGAATATTATGATTTAAATCCAACTCCTAAAGCAAAAAAATTAGGTTTATCAATAAAAGATATAAAACAACAATTAAAAGATTTAAAAGGAAAAGATAAATTATTAAAACAATTTGAAAAAGAAGGTTTTATTGAAAAGAAAACTGGATTAGAATCAGATGTAAATTTAATGATTGAAAGCGGTGTAGCTCGTTTAGAGTCATCTAAAGGTTCTCAAACTGCAATAGATATTGGTATTGCTAATGTAAATAAAAGTAATTCTAATGTTTTAACTGAAATTCTTTCAGAAGTAAAAGAAGTTAAAGAAATGAATATATCAGATAAATCTATTTCATATGATATGCCAATTAAAAAAGGAGCATATGATAGATTAGTAAAAGAATATAATGAATTTCAAGCTTCTCCAAAAGGAAAGGCTAAATCTGGCGAACTTAATAGATTAAAAAAAGAAGTTTGGGAGTCTGGAAATACCAAGAAAATTATATCTTCATTAGCAGGCAGTGATACAGATTTAATTACAGCTTATAAAATGGGAGAAGCATTATTTTCAAAATCTCTTGCAACATCACCTAAAGAAAACACAAAACTTGCTATAAAAATTATAGGATACTTAAATAATAAGGATAAAAAATTACATGAAATATCAGCAGGCGAACTTGCGGATTTAATAAAAGAAGGTATTCCTAAATACAAAATATCTTTTGTACAAAAAGGGAAAGAAGGCAAATTACCATCTACAGTATCAAAAGATATGCCTTCAAAGAAAATGTATAATTCTGGGGGTATATCATCTTTAAGACAAATTGTTGAATCTTTAAGGTCTCTTGATTTTATATCAAACACAAAAGAAAAATTATTAAGAAGTGTTATTGAGGGGTTTGATAAAACTTTAAATGAGTCAAGAGGCAAAGGCATTAAACCTGCTAAAGAAAAAGTAAGAAGAACTTTACTTGAAAGAGCAGATAAATTATCACAAAATAAAAATGATGAAGGATATTCAATTGCTGCTAAGCTTGCATCTAAGTTTTATATTAGAGATGAAGAAATAAATAGAATGTCTCCAAAGAAATTAAAAAATGCTTTAAAAAGAGATGGAGAAGATTATTATCTCGATATGTCAGAGCTAAAAAAATATAAAACAATAGATAGATTTGTCTGGATTGATAAAGATTTAGGAAGAAGTATAGAGCTTTATACTGGAGATTTATCTTTAAAAAAATATGTTACAGAAATAGGAAGAATAACTCCATCAGATAATAAAAAAAGACTTACAGATACAAGAAGAAGAGCTCAAACTATGGGAGCAGAACTCGGTGGCGGAGATTTTAGGAGACTAAATTATCTTCTTGGTCATGAAGTAACAAAAATACAAGAGATATACAATGTAAATGATATTAGTTCGGTAATTAAGTCTCAAAAAAAATTACATAAAGAAATAAAATCTCCAATAAGCGAATTAAATCCAACTCAAAAAGATTTTTTAAGATTAAACGAAATTAAAGGCAATACATCTAAAGAAATACAATATTCTCATAGAAAAGCTTTAGGAGCAAAATATCCAGAACTTGTTATTGATTTAGTTAAAGAATTTAAAGATAAATCTATACCAAAAGATGCTGTTGCTTATCTTGAAAAACTTGAAAACTGGACTGTTAGAGTTAAAATGGGTAAAGCACCATCTGATGCTATTCCTCACGAAGTATCACACTATATGTTTAAAGTTATGGATGCATTAGGAAAACATTTTAAAATGAGAAATTTGCCAAGACAAGAACAAAATACTTTAAGATTAGTAAATGAAGCTAAAAAAATATTTGTTGATAAAAATGGTAAATTTAATGAAGAGAGTGCTGTTAAAATGATTGGTAAAGCTATTGACGGTCAATTGCAAAAACCTATGTTAGCTAAAGCAAAATCATTTTTTAAAAGATTAAATGTATTTTTTAAACAATTGTTTAACAAGCCATTAAATAAAAACGAAATTTCTTATATTCTTGGTAGGAGAATTATACAAAGAAAAGGTATACCTAAAGTAGAAGGGGTATCCGCAGGTAGAGAATATCTTAAAGCAATGGAACTTCCAACACAAAAGTTTTTAAATGTAGTTAGCAGAGATGTAAGAATAGCTTCAAAAGAAATGGGAATCAATGATAAACAACTTATAAAATTTATTGCTGATGAAATTGGTATAGAAAAACCTAAACAATTTAACATAAAATTACCAAAAGATGAACTTTCTGATGCTTATTTAAATAAAAAAGAACAAATCGTTGAATTTTATAATGCGTTTCAATCATTTGACCTTAACAAATTTACTTCTAAAAAAAATACATTAGAAAAATTAAAGCTTATTAGAGAAATTGATGCTTCTGATATAGTAGATTTTACATCACCACAAGCTCAATATTCAAGAATTGTTAAAGGAATAACTCCAGATGGTCAATCTAAGTTATTAAAAAATGTGTTTGGAGTTAAAGATGGTAATTTATTTAGTGCAAATCTTGAACAGCTTAAATCTTATAAAGATTATATATATCAACTAAAAGCTGTTGAAAGAGACAACATGACATGGATAACAAAAAGTGAAATAAATAAATTTGCTAGTTTAGAAACAGCAAAAACAAGTACTAAAGTATTCACTGAAGGTTTATTCTTAATGGGAGAAGTTGGAGATGCGATTAAAAATGTTGGATTTAAAAAATTAGGTTATTTAATGAATAAACATTATTCAATAGAACAAGGCAATCAAAAACAGTTGCAATTTTATGAAAGAAATGTAAAAAAAATACTTGGAGGTTTACCTGGTACTAGAGAAGCTAAATTAAGAAAAGTAAATGAATACATGTGGACATTAGATAACAAAGGAGAAATGTATTTAGCTCAACAAAAGTTTATGAATCAAAATATACCTGATAAAGCTCATTTTGTAAAAAGTAGTAAATGGTTTAAAAAAGCAATTAAAAAAGAATGGTTTGATACTGTAAAAGAAGGTAAAGACAAAGTATCTCGTGGAGCTGATTTAAAAAAATATATAAATTTAGAAACTAAAGAAGGTCAGGTAGCTAATGAATATATAAAACTTAGCGAAAGTTTTGGTCAGAAAAAACTAGAAGATGCTATTAGACAAAAATCTGTAAGTGAAGCTGAATATTTAGATATATTAAAAAATTCTCAAATAAATTTCTTAGGTACTCATATTGCTCGTAATTTTACAACTCATGGGAAAACACAATTAAGAGTTGGAGAAGCAAGAGATAGGGCAATGAAATCTATGGTAGATGAAATAGCTTTATCTGAAGCTTACAAAAAATACGGAAAAGATAATGTTAATAAAGATTTAAGTCTTGTAGAAAACATGAGGGAAAGAGCTATTGGATTAGCTGCAATTAAATTTGATGATATGTTAAATTTTAATGCAGCAAAGTTATCTATAAAACATTTAAAGGAAAGACATTCATTGCAAGAACTTTATACTGCAGATTCAAATGGAAAATTACAAAGAACATATGAATATAAATTTGACAGAACTGTAAAACCTTATATATGGGGAATGTCTAAGTTTTATTCAACACTTGAAGTATTTCCTGAAATGGTTACTTTTGAAGGTTTTAGAAGACCTGGAATAAAAAAATTATTAGCATCTCTTGAAACTGGAGAAGGAAAAACAAGAGTTATGGGAAGATGGATTAAAGAATCTTTCTTAAAACAATTAGGTATGGAAAATAGTAGCAATCCATATGATATTACATATAGAAGTATGGAAACTGCTGCAAGAATATTAGCTAAAACAGGGTTATCATTTCCAACTGCTGGTGCAAAAAACCTTCTTGCTGGTCAAACTCAAGGTTTATATGCACAAAGCGCATACGACTGGGGCAGAGGAATGTTAAAAGTATTTACTGCAGATGCTAAACAATACAATGAAGCTTTAGCAACAAATGCTTTTGGTGTAGGTAATAAAATATATGAAGCTAATTCCACTACAAGAGTAGGAAATGTTGGTAATATGTTATCAGAATTTGCTTTTACATTTGGATTTATGAAACCAACAGAAAGATACAACAGACTTGCAAGTATATTTGCTGCTAAATATGACATCAATAGACAGGTAGAAACTCTTAAAAACTTTAAACCTGGAAATAAAAAATATGATAAAGCAGTAACAAGATTAAAATGGTATAATGTAAATGAAAAAGATATTAAGCTTCTTGGTAAATACGGTTCAAGGGAAGGTGTTGAAGGTTATTTAACTGGTTTTGAAAAATTAAAAACACAAAGAAAGCTTGACAATATACATCAAATAATGAATACAGCAGCTCACGTTAAAACACAGGGCTCAAGTGCTGATTTATTTATGCCAAAATGGGCTGGAACCAGAGGAATGAAACCACTTACATTATTTAAAAGAATGGCTTTTGCAGCAACATCAAATACTATAAAAAATGTAAAACAAGCAAAAAAAGAAAAGAATATCATCAAACCAATAATGGGTGTTACTGCTACATATTTAACAGGTCAAGCAATGATTGGAATTTATTCTAATATATTAGGAACTGAAATGCCTAAAGAAAATTCTGATTGGTTTAGAAGATTTTGGACAATTATGTGGAAAGGTGAATTTATGGGCATATTATCAGATTGGTTGTCACCATTTGACAACACTGATAGTTTAAATCCAGCTATTTGGAACTCTATGGGTTCTATTTTTACATCTATTGACCAATTAAAAGATGGAAAAGTAACTAAATCACAAGCTTTTAACGACATAGTTAAAAAGAATCTATCTGGATATAATAATTATATAAAAATAAAAGATAGAACTTTAAATCCATTAAATAAAGATAGGGTTAGATTTGGTAAATTATATGGAGAATACGAACAAGATGTTCTTGAAAATCCGAATGTAACGCTAGAGTCTACATCACGAACTAAATATTTTAAAGATTTGTCTACTGTATTTTATACTGGTGATGAAAAAGAATTTTCTAAACAACTTGGTTTAACATTTGTTGCTATTGCTCATGATTATTATAGAACAAACAGAGCAGACGGTATTGATGAAGCATTTAAAATGGCTGAAAGTTCTATAAAAAGAAAATTAACAGCAATGAACCCTAATAAAGCAAGCTTATTTAAAACAACTACAAAAGCAAATAAATCATCTGTTAAATTTTTAAAGTGGTTAAAAAATCACAAAGAATCAGATGTTTTAATTCCTAGACTATTTGAAATAGAAAAAGAATACAATGATAGATTAAAACTTTATATGTCTAAAGTTCCTAAATATTGGAAAGAATTAAACATTGGAAGTTTAATTAAAGATTTTAAATGGGAACAAAAAAAATATTAAAATAATTCTTTGATTGGCAGTAAAACCATTTGACTTGCATTATTATCACCACCCATAACCATTTTTAAATTACCTTCTTTTTGAAGGTTTTTTATTTTATCCTTAAGTTGGTCTACCTTAAATATAAATCCGCCCTCTATGTGCCCATTATAGGCCAATAAATGTATCCAGGCGGTTGATTCTGTGGTAGATAAACCAGATGGCTTGCCACTGCATCTAATTTCAATGGCAATATTACCAGTATTTTTCCAAATGTCTCTTTCTGTTTTTACCTCTACTTTACTGTTACCTTCAAATAATTCCTCTACAAACTCTTCACCCATTTTACCAAATTTTAGGTCAAGGTCAAACCCTTTGCAATATCCCTCTGTTAATGGCATCCACTCATCCCCTTTCATTATCATGGCCTCTCCGCCAGATAGTTTATATATATCCATCATTTTAATTGTCAAGTTCGTACTGTCCTTTAAACCACCCATTTCTCCACTCTTTTAATATTTGTGATTTGTTTGTTATTATGTTTGTTTTTGCTTTTTTCTTGTATTTAACTCTGCCCTTACTGCTCATAGGAACAAAAGTGCATTTTTTTCTGTAATCATAACTCATTTCCAATAATCCTTTCTGTCTTTGTATTCAAAACCAATTTTTGATAAGGTCTTTGGCTCTTTTCTTTTTTGGTTAGCTTTGTTTATCTTTTTTCTTGCTGATAATTCCATTAATGGATTGTCCACATGTTTTTTTACTTTTCTTAATTTGTTAGGTTTTAAGAATTTTGGTATTTTATTTTTCATTGAAATACTCCTCTTTTGCATATTTAACTATCAGAATTGCATCTGATGTTTTAAGTGTTATTTTTTTAAGCTCTGGATAACATTCCTTAGCTTTATCTTTTAACCATCTTTTTCTTATTACGCTTTTTAAAGCTTTTGGGCAACCTATCCATCTTATCCACTCGGCAGGAATTGCAGTATTCATTTTAACTTCATGTGATGCTGCTATACCAAGCCATTGTCCATAGTTTGTGCCATATGAAAATGCGGCTCTTACTGCATTGGTTGGTCTGGCCCATACTCTTTCCATGACAAGTTTAACATTATCTGAAGGTGTATTGCCTATAATAACCTCAAATAATAGTGCCATATCTTCGCTTGAATCAGGACATTTATATGCTTTTATTTCACCCTCTTCATCTATGCAAGCAATGCCTCCAGATTTACCTGGGTCTATACCTACATATTTATATTTAACTTTGGAACGGTAGTTCGTCATTTATCATCTCCCCTATTGAATTATATACCTTACATTTATCTCCATCATAACCTAAGTCTGCATATCCAGAATCTCCGTACCTTACCTTTGATGCAATTAAAGTTATTATGTTCTTACCTTTACCTGCTTCTCCTTGTACCTTATAATCATAATATGAAAAGAAAACATTTTCTGCTACTTGTTCAATTGCTCCACTTTCTGCTAAATCTGAAAGTTGTGGCATCAATGCCTTACCTCTTGTATTATTTCTTTCTATAAACCTATTTAATTGTGATGCTAAAACAACAACACAGTCATTGCCTTTAGCAAGCCACTTATAATCATTAACAAGTTGCTCTATTTGTAATCTTCTTTCACTCTGTCCACCCTTGCAAGATATAAGTTGTATGTAATCATCAAATATTATATCAGGCTTGAACCTTTTGATTTCTGCGGCAGATGATGAAAAGTCTTTTAAATTATCAAACATTAAAAACTTATCACTTGAATACTTCTTCCTTATGCTTTCAATAGTATTGTTAACTAACTTTAAAGATTCATCACTAAATACATTTTTCCTAACCATTCCATATGAAAGTTGTTCAGATTCTAAACATATTATCTTTTTCATAAGTTCTGAATTTGGTAGTTCTCTGCTAAAAAACATAGCTTTATAACCCTGCTCAAGAACCTTTGATAGCATATTAATCATCACGGTAGTCTTACCATGACCTGGTCTACCACCAACAATCGTTATCTCACCTCGTGTCAATCCACCAGAAAACTTATCTACAGATGGATAACCCGTCTTAATTAACTTGGATGTTTTATCTTTTATGCTTGTAAGCGTATCAGAGATTACTTCTTCAATGTCTTGCACTTGGCTTGGTCTTATATCTAATAGTTCACCAAATATCATATGTGCTTTCTCTATAGAATCATAGACATCTTCGTAATTACCTTTTGCTTTTTCTTTGATTTTCTCACTGTGAACGATAACCCTTCTTAAAAGGTATTTCTCGTATATTTGATTTGCATGATAAGTAACCGCACCTGGACTTGTAGTATTGTTTGTGCATTCAGTCACGTAATAAGCGGTTAGGCCAATCTTAGTATCTGTGCCATTTAAAGATGAACATACTGAAATCATATCAATGTTCTCTTTTGCTTTTATCATCTGTCCTATCTTATACCAAAGCCTTCTTGCTTTGTCTTGATAAAACACTTGGTTGTTTATTATGTATTTACTTACGGTATCATATTCCGTAGGATTCTCTATAACAGTGCCTAAGATACAATTTTCAGTTGCACTATCATATGGTAGATTTAACTCCATATTATTCTCCTTTATAGGACAGTTAAGTCCTCGCTATTTTTCAGTTACATTTTCTTCTGGTATTGGCAAATAAATTAAATAATCCGCATCACATTTGGAACAACTTAAATTACTAACAATTCCTTCACCTTCCATTCCATAGTCTTCATAGTCATGGTCTCCACCCCATATGACTTCGCTATTACAATGCCAACAGTTCATACTCTCTCCTTTCTTATTCAAATAAACGATTTAATGTTTTTTTCCACTTTTCTTCTTTTTCTTCTAACTCAGATATTCTATCTTCTGTTTGTTTTATCAACTTATCAGTAACCAATACATTGTACTGGGTTACCTTACCAATCATTCCTCGATATTCTTCAAGGTCTGATTTGTACCATTCGATAATTCGTTGTCTGTCTGATTTTCCTTGTTTTCGGCCTGATGATTTTGCCATTCATTCATCCTTTCTTCCATTGCTTGTTCAATAGCATCCATTAACTCATCATCCTTAACTTCGTTGATTTTATACATCTGAGTATTGTCCTGGATTGGTAACGATTGCATTGGCTCATTTTTAAAGAAGATACCCCATTGTTTCTCTTTTATTATACTGCATACAATTTCTGCTATTTTTGTTTTCATGTTGTCCCATCTCCTATCTTTTTCACGTTGTTTATCTAGATAACATTCGTGTATTATTGCAAGGTTTTCATCAAAGAACTGCGTTCCATCACTTGTCAGATACACCCTTGCTATCTCTGTCTTTAGAAAGCTCTTCAGCTTTTTTCTGTATGTACTCTTTAAACTCATCTTTTTCATCTTTCCACTCAAAGTAATTATCTTGAATAAACTCTATGTTATACTGTCTTTTTGCTAGATTTTCTAGGTTTACTATTAGATTGTTCATCACTTTTTCCATCATCTTCATCGTTGGCTTCTTCTTCTTCATCTTTATCTTCTCCTATAATTGGATTTTCTAAACTATCTTTTTCCTCTTTGGACAATTCCTTTTCCATAACTTCTTCCTCTACACCATCAATAATATCATCTATTTCATCTATTCTTGACACCATTCCTCTTAATTGATTCTGCAACTTTTCTATTTGCATCTTCATTACTACTATATCATTTTCCATATCTATTGCTCTACCCATTATATCTCCTTTTTTATGTTAGTCGCATGGGCATACAGATTTCTAAACTATTTATTGACATTACTTGGCCTGTACGCCCACACTGTTTTCCTCTATAAGTTAAAACGGTATATCCGAATTACCGTCACTTATATCTATCTTTTTTCCATCCTCCCACTTTTTACAGAACTTACAATCCCAAAAGAAAGTTTTTTCACCTCTTTTGTTAATAAATTCTCTACCCTTATCAACAAATGCAATGACTGGTTGCCCAATCATATTATCTGGAGATAGCGTTGGTAATACTTGAACTTCAATATCATTACCATCAATCGTTCTTGTTTCTGTCGGACATTCAACACCTATTGTTTGACAGAATCTAAGGTAGCCTTTATTGCCGCTCACGTTTGATTCAAAAGTATCTTCCTTAGAAGGCTCCAGGAATCTCCAAAGTTTGCCTTTGAATGTTTTTCCTACGTATGGACTACCATCTGTTTTTACCATATCTCCATTAATATCCTTATATATAAAGTTTGCTCTATTATTTTGTGGAGCAACTTTTACGGTATAAGTATATAGCCTTGCTTTATACTGACCTCCTTTAACGTCAAGTATTTTAGAATCAACTTCTGTTATATGACCATAGTATTCACCTTGTGTAAAAGGAGTGAATTTCTTCTTAGTCTTATCACTCTTTATATAAAAGCTCTGTTCTTTGGTCACTTCATTAAACATATCATTTACGTCTGCCATGTTATTTTCCTTTCCCTTTTATCATGTTTTGTACTTTTTCTACACATGCTTCGTAGTTATGTGCATGAATCGACATTTCGTTTACTTTAACTTTTAGATTATCTACAATATCCTTACCAAGAGGGTCTGCTAATTTATATAAATCCTTAGCTTCCTTATCTGATAAAGCATCTGGCTCTGGCAAATCCTCACCTGCAAAGATATATAATCCTAATCCATGCAATGCTATTGCTTTTGCTAATGCTCTTTGTAAACTTGTATTAATCTGAAAAGCATTTGGTTGTTCTATTGATTGATTTCGATTATCAAGTACTGGATGTATTTGTGATAGTGAAACACCATCAACTTCTACCCATACATCAACGAAATAACCGCAATCTGTTTTAAAGAATGGAGAACCATCCTCTGCCTTCGTTACACCCCATCTTGCATTTGGACAAGCGCGTTTAAGCTCTTGCACTGCATATGCCCAAGACAAGTAATTGAATCTACCTTTCTTTTGTGTATATTCGCTTACATCTGTCTTGAAGAGTTTCATGAATGTGCTTTGTTTTGTATTACTCATATTCACTCCTTTACGTTGGTGGGTTACAATGTTCTTTAAATTGACAATAATTACATTGCCATTTTTGAACTGGAGAAACTCCAACTCTGAACTGTGGTAACCCTTGTTTATGTTCATCGTTTATATTCTTCCAAAAGAGATATGCTCTTGATATGTAAGTGAGTGGTACTTCTACACATCTCATCTTAGAATCATCTTTATTGTAGTAATAAAGGAACATACCATCTAATTGTCCGAATTGTTGTTTAAGCGCATAACCATATGTGCCTAATTGTAGTTCATAGTGGATACT